GAATACACTATGGCTGATAAAGAGTCGGAATCAGTTCCTTTTATTAGGATCGATCAGACTCAATTTTTGAAGCGTAGGTGGCGGTATGATGAGGATGTTGGCGCTTGGCTCTGTCCTTTAGAGGAGGAGTCAATCCACAAGTCACTCACTACGTGGGTGCCTTCTAAGTCGATTGATATGTATGCCCAAATGGTTGCTGTCATTTCAAGCGCAAATTCCGAATACTTCTTTTATGGAAAGAAAGTGTTCGAACACCATCACGCATTTTTCGAGGAGATTCTTAAGCAAGAACCTTTTGATAAGTACGTGACGGAGACAACTCTACCAAGGTGGGACGACCTCGTCACGAGGTTTTGGAGAGGATCGAAAGATCAGTCCCCCACGCAGGATGGGCCTTGGCCGGTCCTTCCTGTTGAACAACAGGTCACAGAATAATAATAATAATGATAAAGAAAGTGTTGAGGTAGTCACCGGAAGTACTACCACTTGTCTTATGGGAGCGGATATCCCATTTGAACATTTTAATTATTATCCCCAATTATTTACGCTTCAGTCTGCTACGATGGAAGAAGCAGAAAGCGTCATCACAAGTGAAGCCATAGGAAGCTCCACTACTGTTGAACAAACCGTCACCTTCGTTGATAACGAAGGTGGCGTATGTGTTGATGCTCCTTCGAGCACCAACAATGTGGCTTTGGTTGATGGTACTGAGGATATTGGACTTGGGAGTTTTCTCTCTCGTCCTACCCTCATTGATACTATTACTTGGACCACTTCAAGTGTTATCAGTGTTCTTGATACTAACAAGCCCTGGTACCTTTTTCTAAACAACACTCAAATCAAGAAGAAAATTGACAATTATGCATTTTTGCGTGGTAATCTTCACATTAAGGTTGTGTTGAATGGAACACCGTTTCAATACGGTATGTTGCGGATGTCATATTCGCCCCTTTTGGGTTTTGTAGGAGACAAAATCACAGTACCATCACCGATTAATCCGGTCCTTGTGCCGTATTCGCAACAACCAGGTTTTTACCTGTACCCTCAAGCGAATGCTGGTGGCGAAATGAAGCTACCTTTCTTTTTGCACAAGAATTGGTTAGATATCACAAGTGCTAGTGAAGTTCAGAATATGGGCACACTTAATTTTGTAGTGTACAATCCTCTGAAAACAGCTGTTACAGGTGGTACCACATCTGTTACATTGCGTGTTTATGCATGGATGTCAGATGTACAATTGATGGGTTCAACTTCTAAATTGACCCTTCAATCTGATGAATACGGCGAAGGAGTCGTATCTAGACCTGCTTCTGCTTTAGCTTCGGTTGCTCAAACTCTCTCGCACGTACCTATTATAGGTAGGTTTGCTAGAGCGACAGAGATAGGAGCTTCAGCTGTGTCCAAAATAGCAACACTTTTTGGATACACCAATGTGCCAGTCATAAGTGACGTTCGTGGGTATCAACCTATGAATGCGCCAATGATGGCTAGTGCGCACATTGGTACCCAAGTGCAGAAATTAGCACTTGACCCTAAGCAGGAACTAGCAATTGACCCAAGTCCTCATGGCATTGGTAGTGCTGATGAGTTGAGCTTATCGTACCTTAAGACAAAGGAATCTTATTTTAGTGCGACTTCATGGTCAACTTCTGATGTTGCAAATACACAATTGTGGAATATGCGCATCAACCCTTTCCAACCTACATCTATAGACATCAATAATACGGTGCCTGTATCTGTGGGTCGGCAAACATATCACGTTCCACTATCATATGTGGGGTCCATGTTTAAACACTGGCGTGGTGATATTATCGTGCGCATGAAAGTAGTGTGTTCGAAATTTCATAAGGGTCGATTGAAGATTTCTTATGATCCTCGTGGTGATATCACTTCCAGTGATCCAGCAGAAAATGCTGTTTACACTGAAATTTTGGATATCGGCGAGAAGGATGATGTAGAATTGAGAATTCCATATCATCAGGATCTGCCTTGGTTAAAGATCGATCAGACTTTTACGGACAATTGGAGCCCGGGTAATACCCTGCCTCCACGTACTGGAATTGACAATGGTGTCCTTTCCGTGCGTGTTCTTACAGGTCTGACCGCTCCAGTTTCTGGTAGTATTAGTTTGAACTTTTTTATTCGTGGAGCAGATAATTTCGAATTTGCTAATCCAGCTGGACATATCGGACCAGATGGTACCAATGTGGTACCTAGTTTTTTCCAATTGCAGGCTGAAGACATTACCGATGTAGTTTCATCGCAAATTACGATGGGAACACCAGCAAAAACTGGTGTTGATAGGTATGCTTTGAATTATGGTGAATGTGTCGGTTCATTAAGGAACGTACTTCACCGTTATGTGATTCAAGATACTTGCAATACAATAGGTATTGGAACAGGTAATGGTTATACCTTGTTTCGCAAACTCTTTAAGAGAATGCCATACACACCTGGTTATCAGTCTTCATGGCCTGTAACGGCAAATAAGGTTGTTGCTGCTACCGGCACTGCTGGTTATGCGTTCAATACCATGCACCCTATTTCATGGGTTTCTGGTATGTTTTTAGGCTACCGTGGTGGTGTAAATGTGAACGTTACCGTGCATAGTGATAAATACGGTTTTGTTGATGACATTAAGTCTGTCCGTGTTACTGATGCTTCTTATAGCACAAGTAATAATCGATATTTCTTTAATGTTGACAATCAATCCTCGATTTCATCATCTTCTGCAAAATCTTACTTTTTAGGACGTAAGACTACAGTTGCTGATGGTGTTGCAGGGTTTGCTGTTACATCCAACAGAACTAATTCTACTGTGAGTTTCAATCTTCCAGATTTCAACAATAGGAACTTTTCCTTAGTTGACCCTGCATTTTATGTGACAGGGTCTTCAGTTGACGGCACCGATGAACAAGGTGCCTTACTGGATGTGAAATTTTCATCAATTGATAATACAATTGATACAGGTACTCGCAACTTGACCATGCAAAGTGCAGTTGGTGCTGGTGCGGATTGTACAAATTTGTTCTTTCTGTGCTGCCCTACAGTATTTTACCAAACCGCAGAACCTACGCCTACTCC